AGCACGACGTAGCGGAACGTCGGCACCGTGCCGGTGGCAGTCAGCACCAGATCGTTGGCGTCCAGCTTGTAGGTGCCGCTGGTCTGAGCGGAAGTTACGCCGGCTAGGTTGCGGCCGGTGGTCGTGCCGTTCTGGATGTTGGTATAGCTGATCTGGGTAATGTTGCTCAGCTGCGTGTTGGTCGCCAGCGGAGCGCTGTTGGTCAAGGCCACCGTGAGGGTGTCGCTGCCGAGGTTGTGGGTCTTCTCGGCCAGTGCCTCAACGAAGGACTGGAACTTGTTGAAGGTGGCCATTTAGCGGCGACGGGGCAGGTGCCCTAAGTTGCCCGCGCTCAAAAGCCGACCGAGACGTTGAACTCAGCCACCGTGCCGGTCACCGCCAGGATCTTGACCCATACATAGGCGCCGGATGGCACTGGCTGATTCTGAAGCGTGGCGCTGTCGCCGGTGGTGGTGTTCGTCACCGTGTCCGTCGTCGCCAGCGTGCCAGCCGTCGTGCGGTCCGCGCCATAACGCAGCTCATACTCCACACTGCCGCTGCTCACCAGTGCCGTAACGCTGGTGATGGTGGTTTCTGCCACGGTGCGGAAGAACGTGAAGCTGTCGCCCACCTGAGGGCCAGCAATCGTGATGCTGCGCGGCAGCGACGGGGCTGCCGGACCCTGCGGGCCGGGGGTAGCGACCTCAAGCGTTACGGGGGCAGCCGGTGCCGTTAGCTCAATGACCTGCTCCGATACCTGCTGCACCAGCACATGGCCGGTGCTCACCAGCTCAACGCTGTTGCTCATGGCGTCGTAAAGCCCTCACTCGGGCGCACCAGTCCCTCCAAGTAATACTCGCGGAGACCGCTCGGGTTCACCAGCATCACGTCGTAGTGCGCGTAGCCGCCCAGCGGCAACGTGGCGGTGATGGCATAGGGCAGCTTCAGCTGCACCGCGCCGGTGGCAGCGCTCGTGACCGTCACCACAAAGTCGCCGTACTTGTTCGCGCGGTCCTTGTCCCAGCAGCTGGCGTACACGCTCCAGCCGGTGAGGTTGATGCCGGTGCCGGTGGAGTCCTTGAACTGGAGCGTCAGCACGTAGTCCGCCCGGCGCTGGGGGCGGATGTTGTACGTGGCGGGCGAGACGGGCATAGCCGAGATTGCCTGCAGCGCCTCACTTGGTGTCGTTCAACTGCTGCTGCAGGTACTGGCGCATCGCCTTGTCCGCTGCTGTGGGGTTCGGCTTGAGATCCAGCTCAAAGATCCGGTCGCGCAGCTGCTGGCGGCGGGCCTCACGGAACTGCGCCTCCACCTCCTGCGACTTCGCGTAACGGCTATCCAGCGCGACAGAGGTGGTGACGATGGTAGTCAGCAGCGCAAGGGCAGTGCCAAGTGCCGTAATGACTTTGGGGCTCATGTGGCGCCCTCGCCTTGGAGGCCGTCTGGGCCAGTCGTGATGGTGAGGCGCACCTGATGCTGGGGGCCCGCGCCCTCCGGCACCGCCACCGTCTGTGCCTCAGAGCCGGGGTACGCCCAGATGATACGGCCGCTGAGCTGGTCGAGGTCACCATCGCCCTCCCAGTCCACCAGATACACCCGCCACTTGCGCAGCGCCACCTCACGCTGGTAGCTGTTGATCGGCTCTAAGTCGGGGTTGCGGCGGATCACCACCTCCACCCCTCTGACTTTTGTGCCGGTGCTCATGCCCTCGCCCGTGGCGCGGACGCTAATAGCGGGGGTCTTGACACCATTGCCCAGCGTGTACTCGCCCAGCTGCTCCACCAGCAGGCTTTCCAGTTCCTGGCGCAGGGTGAGCACGTCCATGTGCCTAGGATTCCGCCGTTCGCAGCAGGTGGCCTGCCTCGATCCATCCCACGCCGGGGCGCTCGGGCAGCACAAAACGGTGCGTCAACAGCGGCTTGTCAATGTCGCGCATCAGCACATCGCCGCTGATGCGGCCCTGCACCAGCACCAAGCCGCCACGACAGTTCTGGCCTTCCCAGACCGGTGCCAACACCCACACTGCACCGTCGTCACTCTTGAAGGCGCGGGTCTCAGGTGTCGCCACCACCTCCTTGGCGGACGCCAAGATCTGGGGCCAGACCGTGAGCAACAGCGGCGGGTGGGCGTTCTCCGCCTTCAGCGCCAGCGCTACTGCCGCTACCTCCGGCTTGAAGGCGTCCTCGGCTCGCTCGCGTTCGCGGTAGCAGCAGAAGTCAGCAGCGCTGAACGGCTCCGGCTTGCGCTTGCTGTCGCGATTCAAGTTGGCGGTGAGCGCCATCATCTGGGCCTGCGGTAGTTCCGCAATGGCCGCGGCGTCGCGCTGGATCCGGTGCAGTTCGCGCCACGCCACCAACACCTCCCGCCGTAGTTCGCGGTGGAAGGTGCTGCGGTGGTACTGGCCGGGGAAGCCGGCGAATAGGTCAAACGCTATTGCGGGCCAGTTGGTTTCGGGTCGCTTCCACGTCCCCGCCGCCGCTTTCCCAAGTCATCCGCGCTAGGTGGCTCGGAAGGCATGTCCTCCGCCGCTTGCTCGTCCTGCGCCAGCTTCCAGAAGTCGTCGAACAGCGGCTTGGCCATGCCGTGGGTGTCCTCAACGCTCCACTCCGGTAGGCCGCAGCGCGATCGCACCAGCGCCGTGACGGTCGCCACCAAATTGCGTTGACCTGCTGCGGCGTAGACCTTCGCTACCTCGTTGATGCGCTCGGCGTGCTTGACGCGGATGGCCTCAGCTGCAGGCTCCAACTCCAGGCCGCTGATGGCTTTTTCGACGATCGCAAACGCCTCGGACAGGCTGATGCTCTCCTCGGTGGCGATGGCGTCCGCGATCTGGGCGCCCCGCACAAAGCTGCTCTGCTCAGACGCCAACAGCTCAGAAATGGTGGCGGATTCGCCGACCGTTAAGCCGCCACGGACTTCCACCTCCAGCTCGCCCACCTGCGGATTGCCCAGACGACGCTTCTGCGTGGGTGCTGGTGGTGTGATGAACGGCAGCATGAATTAACGGGCAGTGATTTGTTGTACCAGCCTAAGGTCAGATTGCTTGCGAAGGAATGCGTAGCGATTGGCTTGGGTTTGCTGCTGCGCACGCTGCAGCAGGGCTTGGGCGTTGGTGGGGGTGGGCTCGGGCATGGCTAGGCGAGGCGGGTGATGGAGGTTGGTGGGGTGAAGCTAGCGCCGGTGTAGAGGGCTTTGCCGGCGGTGTAGCGGATGCACTTAACAGCCGGCCTAATGCTCGGCACTCCTGCTGCCTCAGGATCCTGCTGTTGGCGCAAAACTGGGATATAATAGTTGTAGCCACCGAACATCCAGAAGCTATTACTGCTAGTGCCGCTAAAGGTTAAAGGAGTGTATAAAATGTCTTCTGGGGAAATCGGTGCGTTGAATCCCCAGTTGCCAATAGGGGCCGCAGCCAAGAGTTTGCCATCAGCGTAAAACCTAAATTGCAGGCCGTCATAGACAAACGCAAAGTGGAAAAAGCCGGTGCCTATTGTTCTTGGGAATGCTATATTGGAGTAAGAAGGTTGCCCTACGTAGCCTTCCCCCGTTGCCGCCGTCAAGAGGCGGATGACATTTGTAACATTCTTTGTCAATGGGTCAACACTTAAAGCCCTAAAGTCAGTACCGGAAGATGGTATGTGGGACAACTCTATTCTAACCGTGACAAACTCCGAAAAGAAACTAATAAAGTTATAGGCAGATGAACTCCCAATTCTGCAGATTGCTTCGTATGTCAGCTTCTCGGGAACTTGGTTAAATCGAGACGTTATTTTGGCGTCTATAGTAGAGCCTGGCCTAATAAATAATCTGTTATACCCCAGATAATTCTCAGGCGGGCTGAAGTGCTCCCAGCTGCCCTCGGTAACGATGGGCAGATTGGGCGCTACTTTTACTCCAGCAAGAGCAGGGTGTCCGTTTGGGTCGGGGCCAAATATGTAAGTAGGACCAAGTTTAGGCCCTGCCTTAATACTGCTTCCGTACAAGGCTGTCCCTTGTGCTGTGCTGTCGGATTCTCCGCTAAATGCCAAAGGCCAGGTATAAGGAAGCGTCGTGTATGGCCGCGGCAGCGCTAGATAGCTGTCATCGTTTGTGTTTGTGTTTGTGCCCGACGCGCCAGCGCCACCAAGCTGCGGCAGGGGCTTGCGCTTAAAAGGCGCTGTGACTGGGGACGTTGGCACGGCCCGCCCACCGGTTTGTGTGCCGGTGCGGCTGCTGCGGACGCGATTCTCGCCTCCAGCGGCACCAGACTTCGCCACCTGCTCCTGTCCGCTAGCGGCCGCCTTCTGCTGACCAGTGCCCTCAAGCGCCACTTGGCGCTGCGCTTGGCGCTGCACGCGATCACGCTGGAGCAGCAGCTCACGATCAACTCGGACGTTGATCTCGGTGCTCATCAGTCGTCCGTCCGCAGGCTGATGCGATATGTCTGCGTCTGGCCCACTGCCAACGCAATATTGGGTGACTCCGTGATGATGCTATGCGGGTACGTCGCCCCGTCGATGTAGATCACCACAGTGTCATAGCTGTAGGACGTACCGCTGCAGGTAAACTCTGCGTCGATGTCAGGCAGCACATACGCCAGCGCTGTGCCGTCCCATGCGCCGGTGCCGATCACCTCGCTATAGCGCACGTAGCCGTTGCCGCTCTTCTCAACGCTCTGCCAGTTGGTTACCGTGCTGTTCGCCGTATAGCCGGTGACCCCCACCTCACACAGCATCACCTTCAGCGTTTCGCCCTCGTAGGCGAGCCCCGCTAGGCGCTCCAGCTCTTTCTGGCTGATCGTTGTGGTTTGGGCCATGGATCAAGCCACCGTGAAGGTGAAGATGCCCGAGGCGTTCCAGACGATCTTGAACTGGGTGCCGTCGCCAGCTGTCTGGCTACCGCCGAAGTCGATGAACGCCAGCGGGGGGTCGTTGGCGTTTGTGTCGTTGAACAAAATGCCGTAGGACGCTGTGAGGTTCCCGCCGCTGGCCGTCCAGGTCACGTCGTCTGCGTCAAACTTGGCGTCGTTGGTGGTGACGGTGCTCACCGCCACGTTGGCGAGGGCCTGACCCCCAGTGGTGTAGCCGTTGGCGCCAGCGACCTCAGTGCCACCGGTCGCGGCCAGAGTGGTGTTGGTGGCGTCGAAGGTGGCAGCGGTCAGCAGCTTGACCTTGTAGGTGTGACTCACTGCGAAGCTGCCGTCCGCAAACTTGGCTGCCGTGTGGTTGTAGACGCTGATTGTGACGGCCATGTAGCGGACGCTTTGCCGCTAGGTTGCCTGTTAGGCATCTGGGAACGGTTGGCTCGGTGGCGTGAAGGCGCTGGTGTAGCGGGCGACGTCCTTGGTGATCCGCACTTCGTCGATATAGCCAGCAAAATCGCCACTCCAGTACCGGCCGATGCGAAGGTTTGTTGCTGACGTGGTGAAGGTCGCAGAGGTGGTGGCAGAAGTGCCGGCGACACCATCTAAGAAGGCAGTGAGAGTAGTTCCAGAGCGAACGAAAGCCGCGTGATACCAAGTTGCGGTGCTCAACGTGCCTGTGGCACACAGCGCACTCGACGAGCTGGACGGATAATTCCAGATTGAAAGCTTGTTGGACTGCTGAGGATGATTCAAGACGATCACAAAAGCAGTCCCGCCGAAGGAGCCTGCGCCGTTTGAGATGACGCCGGACTGTTTCATGGTATTGATGTATAGCCAGAACTCAATCGTGAAATCACCGCTAAAGGTGAACGCTGCGTCGCTGGCTGCCGTGAGCCAGTCGGTGGTGCCGTCAAACAGGGCGCTTGCGCCACCGAACTTACTTTGCGCGGTGCTGATCTGAGCGTTGCCGTTGACTGTGATGGCCCTCGCGGCAGCACTGCTATCAGTAAATGTTGTTGAACCGTTGCTGCCATTCATGTGGAGTAGCAAGCTGACGTTGCTGAACTCGGGATCGCCATCGGGGCCGGCCTGAGCTGGTGCCAGGCTCGCGCACGCAATGTCGATTGCAGGCACAGCAATGCTTGTTCCTGTTGCTATCAGTGGGACAAGCGCAGCAACCGCCACGTCCGCCACCGGAGCAAACAGCAGAGCCCCGGAGCTTCCTGCCGACAGCGGCACCAAGGCCGCGATCGCTACGTCGGCCGCGGGCACAGCCATTGACGCTCCGGTCTGCACCAATGGCGCGACCCCGGCCACAGCGATCACAAGGGTCGGTACGTTCAGGCTCACGTCGTTGATTACATCCGGCGCAAGCGCTGTCAGCACGATGCCGCTCACGCCAGCGGGCACAACAGCACCTATAGAGACCAAAGGTGCTAACCCTGCCATGCTGATGTCAATGGCTGTTGGCACATTTACCAACAGCACGCGGTAGCCCAGCACCTTTGCCTTGACCGCCGGTGTCAGCGTCACCAAGGGGCGCGTCAGGGCATACGGGATGCTCGTCACTTGCACCGATGCCCGAGTGCGGCCGTTGACGGTCACGCGCTCGTTGGCCACAGGCACCAGCGTCTCCACATTCAGCGTCACGCCAGGCGTTGGGCCACGGTTGACCCAAGCGCCGCTTTCCTTCACCCAGATGTCACTGGTGGCCAGATCCACTACGCCGTCACCATTGACCGCGCTGGGGAACGCAGCGTTGAGCGTGGTCTGGGCGTTGGTGCCGACTGTGGCGACGTCGCCAATGATCTGGCTGGGGGCTGTGTTCGTTGTCGCTGGGGTGGTAGGCAGCGTCGTGATGCCCGGCGCCACAGGGAACCATGTGTCGGTGCTCCCACCAATGGCGCCTGCCCCGCCCATGAACAGCGCATCGGTCGAGACCACAATGCCGTTGGAGTCGAACGTCCAGCTGGTGCCGTTGGTGCGGTAGGAAGCCGTGACACCACCCACCGAGATGTAGAACGGCGCGAACGGCGCGGTCGGCAGATACTCGGGTGCCGTCTGGACGTTCAGCCCGTAGCGGTTGCCATGCAGCAGCTGGTTCTGGGCACGGCCAAATGCCCGAGCCTTGGACGCTGCGTCACTGGGGATTGCCAGGTAGGTGACGTTGGGGCAGGTGCCGGTGCGCAGGAACGTGTCATCCGGTGCATATGGCATGGACAGCAACACGACGCTGTCGCCGGAGCCGCCGGTAATCAGCTCAATCTTCGACTCTGAGGCGGTGCTGTACCCCCCGCTTTCATTGCTGGGGCTGGTGCCGCTGTCGTCCTTCTTGGCCGTGGCGTTGTAAACCTGATCGGCTTGGGACGGCCGTGCCTGCAGCGCCGCCTCTCGCCCTGAGCTGTGCGAGCGCTGCACCCCGACATAGGCAAGGCTGGTGCAGGAACTCAGGAAGTCGTTGAGGTTCTGGCCGTTGGCCACACGCGCTGCGATGTCCTGCTGACCTCCCGGCGTGTACGCATACGCCCGATAGGTCACCGTCGTTGAACCGGTGATCGGGATGTCAAGCGTGTCGGTCTTTGATGGGTCAAAGGCGTTCTGCTTCACTACAGCTCGGTTGCCGTGCTTATACGTCGTCTCCGTTCTCTCGCTCAGAACCACGCCGCCGGGAATGGTAATGAAGTCGTCGTTCTCGTCCACGTAGCCAGGGGCTACAGCGCCGACGATGGCGATCACAGGCTCATAGCGCTCCGTGATTTCGCTTGACACTTGGTCGTAACCGTCTGGCAGCACCTTCTTGCCGTAGTTCTGCTCCAGCCGTTGAGTGTTGTCGCGCTCAACCCAGCTGGAGCCATCCCACACATACTCTTTGCCGCACTCGCTGGTGACCTTGTAAACCCGATCCGACATGCCGGGGGTTGGCAAGTCACCAACGTTGCTGACGGTGTAGACGAATAGCGCCGGCGGTGCTGATGTGGTGGCAAAGCTCGGTGACTTGTAATAGCTGTAACGCGTGACGGTTGTCGTCTCATAGGTGGCACTACCGCTTGCTGGCGCACTGCTGCCGGTGCGGTCGGCGTACTCCAGTGCGGCCACGATGTAGGAGGCGTTGACTGCCGCAGCACAGACTCGCTCTGTAGTGGTACGGGTTACAACGCGATCAAAGGCGTCGTAGGTCTGATGGGTGGTTGAGCGGGGGATGTAAGAGAACGATTTTGTGACACTGGTGCCGTTTGCTTTGTTGAACGTGACCGTGACATCCGTTGACGAACCCGTCACGGTGTCGCCAGAGCCAGCCCCCCATCCGCCGACTTCCTGCTGCTGCTGCCCCTCGGCCGTGCCGTCTGGAATCGGCTCCTGCGTGACAGGCTCCGGATCCTTGAGCTTCAGCGTGCTGTAGTTGACGTAGACCGTTTCACCAGGCAGCTCGCCAACGCCGATCGGGGCGATGTCAATGATCTTGCTCTGATCCAGTACCGGACCGCTGCCACCGGATTCGCTAAGCGAGAAGGACGCCAAAGAGATGGTGCCCTGCATGTATCCACACTTGCACTCAGAGACCATCAGATCGCTGAGGATGGAGACGTAGCCGGCGCTGAAGTCGAACGCTGAGATCGAAAACTTGTTCGTCAGGCCGGGTACGCCGCCGATGCCAAGGCGGCTGGCGCACTGTGCTGCCACCGAGGAGGCAAAGATCGGACGCGTGACGATCGCCAGCTCCTCCTCTGTGACATCGCTATTCAGCGGGTCGCTGAAGATGCTCCATAGGATCGGCTCACGCTTGTTCTGCTGCAGCGTCAGCTTGCAGCCCACCTGCACTGTCGTCGTGCGGCGGAATGGATCGGCAAAACTGCTGATCACCACCAGACCACGCGGGATCGTGCGCGTCACGCCACTCTTGACGTAGGTGAAGGTCACAGCAGTGCCCACCGCTGGGCTGATCAGGCCGTCAATGACGCAGTTGCCCTTGGTCTTGATCAGACCGGTGCCTTGGATGTAGTCGTCCGAGACGCTGCCACTGATCAGCGTGCCGAGGTTGCAGGTGACAGTGGCGCGGATGTCGATGGCCATCAGAGGATCTGTAGCACTGTCAGAGTCACGTTGTAACGGGTGGTCTTCACACCGGACACCACCGCAACCTCAGCCGTTGAGGTCGGGGGGCTGATCGGGAACCAACTGCCCGCACTCGGCACTGCGCCAATGGTGCTGTCGTACCACGCCAGCAAGTTGGGGTAGGTGCCGCTGGAGATGTAGCCCTCCACTTGGCGAACCTTGTGCGCCACCAGCGGCCCCGTGACGTAGCTGGTGCCTGTTGCGGTCAGCGCCACGTTCGGACCGTCCTGGCGGGTGTCCATGGGCTTGGTCAGCGTCACCGTGACTGCGGTGCCGCCACTGCCAAAGGTGATCGTGCCGAGGTTGGGCTTGTCCTTGTCTTTGTCCTTCTCGATGCCGCGCAGCAGCACCTGCAGCGCTTGAGCGGCATCCACCATCACCACCGTGGCGGAGACAAAGGCGCCGGCTTGCTCACCAGATGGTGGGTCCGCAAACCAACAGGCGAGGTTGGTGACGCTCAGGTTGTTGGTGTTGGTGATCGTCAGCGCGATCGTGGTGCCGACCACGCCGGAGAGCAGCGTGTCCTGATCCTGGATGCGGGTGCTGCGCCAGCTGTTGTACTCGCTCACCAGCGTCTGCCACTCGGCGGGGGTGAGCAGACCGCTGATGCGGAATGTGCGGGCGGTGAGGCCGGAGCGGGCTTCACCCTCGTAGCCGAAGGGCTGGGCCGTCAGGCGGTTGGTGCTGAAGCTGCCGATTGTGACTGTCATTGGACTGCAGAGTTGAGGACGTTGCCAAAGGTCGTAACGCCGCCGCCCGAATCGACGTTCACAGTGACCGCCCACGTCTTCTCGGCGAGCTTGCCAACCTGCTTTGCCAAGACACTGTTGACGCCCAGCAGCTCTTTGTTAATAGCTGCAACGTCGGCTTGTGCGGTTGAGAGGTTATTCCTGCTTTCGTTCTCTTTTTGTACGGCAGTAATAAAGTCGTCAACCTTCTTGAAGCTTGCTACGGATGCGTCTGGGCCGGCAGCGCCAAAAAAGGGTTTGCCGTTGATAGTGCCGAACTGCTTCTTATCGCCGCGAGAGCCGGCAATAATGCTGCGTAGCTCATTGATCAGACTGTTATCAAGACTGAGCCCTTGTTCCTTTAGTATCTTGGATGCTATTGATATGGAACGTTCAAGATCCGGGCCAAGGCGTGCGGTGGCTGTATTTAGCCTGACCTGCCGTTGTTCTGGGCGCAAGAACCGATTAAGCCCCTCGTCAGGATTGGCTTGGATGCCTGATAGCTCAAGCCGTGCTTGCGTCAGGCGATTTGCTGCGCCGGTCACAACGTCAGCGATTTGGCGGGCGCCATCAACCATTGCAGTCTTAAAAGCAATCGCAGCAGCTACAAGCTCCTTGCCAGCGGCAAGTTGTTCTGGGCGTGAAGCCTTTGGATCGTTCAGGAGATTAGAGTAGTTGGTAAAGGCTGCCTGCCTGTCCTTTCGTGCGGCGTCAATAGTGGCCCGGATGTTGTTGATTTCTTGAACTGGGGCGGGCTTTAGGCGCTCAACCTGCTGCCTTAAATAAGCTCTGCGCTCTTCTTGGTTGGCAAACAGGTCTTTCTTGGCTTGCTCGCGAATGCTGGCGGCCTTGCTGGGGTTATCTTTGATGGCAAGATCACGGTCGCGAATGATCTTTTGCTGTTGCAGGTAGAACAGCTGGAGCTTGTACCCCTGCGCGGTGGCTTGGGTGATCCTGTAGTCCAGTTGGCTGGCAGCAGCTCTCTCCTTTGCCAGAGCAACGGCGCGGGCCTCAAGGGCGTTGATCTCCTGCTGAGTTCGGCGCTGACGGTCAGCGATGACCCCACGCTGCCGTGCTTCGTCTAGCGCAACCTTGTTGGCGGTTTCGACATCAGGGACAACCTTAAAAGCGGCTAGCGTATTACGTCTCAGCAGAATCTGAGCCGCGGCCTGTTGACCATACTGAGCTTTAACGTCATCAACAGTTGTACGAAAATCTCCCTCCCCTATGCGCTGATTAGCTCCGGGCCCTGTGGGTTTACCCCCTAAGGCGCGATTTAGCACTCCCAGCAAAGCCGCCATTGGTCCTGCTACTAGCTTTGCTGTGGTAACTCCCAGCTCCGAGTAGGTGCGGTTCAACTCGTCCTGAGCTGCGGCCAGATTATTGATTTCCTTGGTGCTGCCAAAACGCTTGACAAAGTCTATTTGGATCTGGAGCGCAGCCTCTGCTGTCTTTCCGTTATCAATAAGGTTCTGGATATTCTTCTCAACAGCACGCGACGACAGTAGAGCGGCTTCCTTAAGTGCCTGGAAGCTTTCTACTGGCTTGTTTAACGCGTCGCCAATGGTCTTCAGCTTGGCAAGGGCGGCATCAAACTGGGCGCCAACGGCGGTGCCGAGCAGCGACAGTCCAAAGCCAAAGTTTCCGCCCAGCTTGCCGCCGGTGAAGCCGCCCAAGCTACCGCCCAAGCTGGCGCCCAGACCTTGACCAAATAGCAGCGGGAATGCGCCACCAATCAGGGCGTCGCCCAGTGCAGCATTGGAACGCTGCGCACCCTGCAGCCGACGCTGCGCACCCTGCAGCCGACGCTGCCGCGCCAGATCCGCAGGTGAGCCTGGAATCACTTGTCCGTTAATCAGGCGTCCGCTGACGGGGATCGCTGGACCTCGTATCTGAGCTTGCGTTGCTTGCCGGGCAATGTCTGCTGGTGAGCCCGGTATCACGCGCCCGTTGATCAGGCGCCCAGAAACGGGTAGCGATGGGCCACCACGACGCTCAAGGTCGCGTTGAGCTTTGGCTTGCGCTTGTGTTGCGGCTAGCTTTTCTCTCGCAACGGTCAGCTGGTCACGGAGCTGTTGCGTGATCTGTTTGGCCGTGCCAAGTTCACCAGTCCTAAGTGCACTATCTAGATCTGCGTATAGCTTCTTGATCTGCGTTACATCAGCGCCTTGGCGTTGAAGTTGTAGCCCTGCTGCGCCAATGCTCAACTGCGCCGATTGCAGCGAAGCTCTTGTCGCTAAGGAGCTAGCGGGGCCACCCTGCCCGGCGCGGCGTGCTTCTTGGCGACGCTGCTCCTCAAGAAACGCTGGTGAGCCAGGTAGATCCTTGCGACCACGAATGGGCTCGCTAGGCCCACCGACTCGGGCAGCGCGATCCGTCAGACGCTGCAGTTCGCGGGTGCGGCGGAGGCGCGCCTCGGTCAGCGTCACTTGCTGTCCAAGCTGAGCAGTGATCTGACGGGCGCTGCCAAACTGGCGCTCAGCTAATGCGGTATCAAGCTGCGCCAGCCGAATCTGGAGCGCCCCCACATTTGCGCCTTGCTGCTGCAGCCGCGCAATTCGCTGGTCAAGTGCGAATCGACGCTGCTGAGCACGCTCGTTTGCCAACAGTGACTCCGAAGCGCCGCCCTGACGCGCACCACGATCCAAGATCTGGCGGCGCAGACGCTCCCGGGCTTCTAGAAACGCCGGAGAGCCAGGGATGTTTCGGCTGCCGCGAATAGAGTCACGCGGACCTCCAGCAGTAGCCGATGCTCTGAGCTGGCGTTCTTCGCGACGGCGCTGCTCCGCAAGGAACCGCGGAGATCCGGGGAGGTCAAGCCGCCCTTGGATGGGCTCGCGGGGGCCTCCGAGCCGAGCTGTGCGCTCAACTGCACGCTGAACATCGCGCTCACGCCGAGCGCGTGCTTCCGTCAAAGTGACTTGCCGCTCCAGCTCACGGGACAGCTGGCGGGCAGTTCCGAACTGACGCTGCGCATAGGAGGTGGTCAGCTCGCCCAGCTGGCGCCGGAGCGACTGTGTTGCGACACCACGCTCCTCAAGCCGCTCAATTCGCTGCGAAATCTTGAAGCGGCGATCCTGCGCTCGCTCCAACGCAAAGATTGACTCGCGGGCTCCCCCCATCGCAGCACCGACCGCTGCGTTCTGGCGCTGCACACGCTCCTGACGCCGGAGGGTAGCTAATCGGCGCTCCTCCAACGTGATCTGGCGGGCTAGCTCCTGCCCACGCTGCCGGAATGACCCAAACTGACGGCGGGATTGCGCCTCGGTCAAAGCGCCCAGTTGGACGCGCAGACGGGCGACATTGGCGCCCTGCTCCTCCAGCGTGTCAATCCGCCGGGCCAGGCGGAACCGGCGCTCTTGCGCAATCTCTAGGGCGCGTACACCTTCACGCGCACCACCCTGTCGCGCTGCTCGGTCAATGCGCCGTTGCTCCTCTGCGTCTGCCCTACGGCGACGCCGATCCGCAGCTTCTTGTTGACGCTGCTGGCGGTTGATCTCGTTGGCAGCAGCGCTGGCAGAAGAACGGGTTTGGCCAGGACGCCCAGTGACGTCGCCCAGCTGCTGCTGAATTAGCTGACGCGCCTGCCGAAGGCTCTCCTCAAACGCACGGATGTCAACTGTTAGCCGTAGCTGAGCCTCGCCTAGGTTCTCCGCCACGTCTACCGGTTGGGGCCTGTATTGCGAGATTGCCGCCGGAAACCTCGGTCATGGCTTCCGCTCTCTCCGCTTTATCCAACGCCACCGCCACTTTTCAGGTGGCGGGCACGGGCGTGGTCACTGACCCGGAAACAGGGAACGTGTCGCCCGCGGGAGCCACGGTCACAGTGGCGTTGTTCCTGAGCGCCGCACAGACGCGGGTGCTGCGGTACCCAGGAGTTGATACCACGGAGACCGTCTACGAAGGCTATGCCTTGGACGCGCTAGACCCTCGTATTGAGATCGGCGTTACAGGTGTCCTGACGTTTGCGGGGGAGCCGACGCTTGATTGCGAAGTGCGCTCTGTTCGTCTGCCTTACGGGAAGACGGGGCTGCTCGGCGAGACCCTCAACAGCGTGCTTGGCGAGAAGGTGCAGCTGGTGAGCAGAGGCCAAGCGTGACGGTCGCCATCAAGCAGTGGAACGCCGCAAGGTTGCTAGCGAAAGTTGCAACCACGCTTGAGAAGTCCGGTGCCGTCTACAGCGAGACGGCAGTGCTACAGATGTCCAACCCCATATGGGACTGGGACTGGGCGACGCTGCGCTATGAAAGCCTGTTGATGGGGGGTACGCGTGAGCCCGGTCGTCTTGGCGTAATCGTTGGTAAGGGGCCGCGGGACATCGTAGATACAGGGCGCCTGCTGGATTCGATGACGAAACCACTCGTGATCCGAGAGCGAGGCAAAGCGTCTATGGTCATTGCGTGGACAGCTCCTTATGCCGAGCGGGTGCGGACCGGTGGGTATTACGGTTCCTACATCAACCCGCGTGGCCAAGAAGTCACTGTCGGCTACAGGCCGGGCCGCGATTGGATCGCCGCCACCTTCAAAGCCAGGCCGGCAGAGCGGGTGTTTGCCGACATCTGGCGCAGTTTCAAGGGCACATAAAAAGGCCAGCCCCCACGCTGGGAAGGGGCTAGCCATCAGAGTCCCGAGTCCCTTGGCTTAGATCAGACGTTGGTCTCTGCGGTCCAAGTGTAGGCGCCGTAGCCGGTGAGAGTGAAGCTCACCTGGGCAATGTTGCCGGCTTGGATGTCCTCAGAGAAGTCGGTTACGAACGCAACGCCGGCGTGCTTCTCTGGGTTGCCGGTGGCGCTCATCTCGGGCGACTCGCGATACCACTCCACCGTCTTGGTGCTGGAGTTGAGTGCCGCGTCCTTCAGAATGGCGTAGCCGGCGTCATTCAGGTCCAGGTTCATCTGGCACGGAATGCTGTAGCTCTGCGATACCGGAATCTGGGCCTTGAAGCCCTGGGTCGAGCCGTAGTCCAGCACTTCCTGGGTGTCGGTGCTGCCTTGGATGCCGGCATTCACCAGCGACAGCACCTCGGTCATGCCGGTGCTAGTCGTTGGTGCGGTGCTGGAGGTGGTGCCAGCCTTCACGTAAAACTTATACCCCAGCGAGGCAAAAAAGGCGCCGGTGGCCATTGGTGGGTCGGGAACGGGTTACCGCTAGGTTTCCCTCTAGGCGCAGTCCTCGGCTTCCAAAACGTCCCATGGCGTGGGGCGGGGGCAGACGTAGAGGTCGAAGCCGCGCACGTCGTGGTCTGTGGGGCTGGTGGCCACTAGCGCCAACTTCACCTGCTCCTGCGTCACGCCCAGCTCTATGCACACCTCGGGCAGGGCGCGGCCACGCTCCAGCATCTTTCGCGCCAGCTGCCCGATCCGGCGTACAGCGCCTGGCGCCTTCACAGACCAGTTGCCGTCCCGGATGAAGTGCAGCACGTCGCCCTCGCTGAAGGCGGTGAGGAGCGTGGAGAAGCGGCCCTTGGCGGGGTCGAAGGCGCGGCAGCACTTCACAAACGCTTGGTCAATGCAGCTAAAGACGTCGCTGCTATCGACGAAGGGGTACTTGCGGCACAGCTTGCGGCCCAGCAGGCGCAACAGCCCTTGGTGTTCGCGGTACATCCGCGCCACATGGCGCTGCTCTTCCGGTGTCAGTGGCGTGGCTAAGTAACCGGTGCGGGGGCGTCGCCGGACCGGTTGAGCACTACCTGTAGTGGGGGTGCAGTTTGCCATCCACTACCCATAGTAGCGGCTAGATGCGTACCTAACTGCGTTGGACTGCGCAGACGCCACCTAGCCCGCCGCGGGTCGTGCTGGTGCATAGGCAGCCCAAGATGGTGGCGAGGTGCGGCAGCACTGTCAGGGGCGTCACCGCCTCGGTCGTGGAGTTACCGACGTTGGTATTCCACTCAAGCTCCATGACGTCGAGCTTCAGGCGCTTCAGGTCGCGGTTGGGGATGCCGGGCACCAGCGCGGTAGAGGCGTTGGCGCTCCGCAGCAGCGTCGGTGTCGTCAGCAGCGCATTGGCGAGGTCAAACGTCGCTAGCTCGATCTCGCGGGGGATCTCGTCGTCAGCGGGGGCCTTGTCGCCGCACTCGGCGTCGGTGCGGGGCCACGACAGCGCTTGTGTCGGAGTGGCGCGGTCGCCGATCCAGCTCAGCGTCTCTAGGCCGTTGGTGGCGGTGATCAGGGCGCGGGCTTTGTCGTCGCTGGTGGCGGTGCTCCACGCCAAGGTGCCCAACATGCCGTTGGCGATGCTGTCGGCACCGGCGACGCTCAGGTAGCTGTTGGCGCTGGCGCTGCCGGCAGTCGCAACAATCGCAGGGGCGGGCATCGCTTTGCGTTATTCCCGAGGTTTCCGGTGTCAGCCGCGGCCCTGGCCGCGCCACTTCTTGCGGCCGTGGTTCGCCTTGCTGTGCTGGCCCTGGCCTTGGCGGGTGCGCTTTGGCTTGCCCGGCACATGCTCAGTGCGGGTGGCGGCTTTGGCTTTGGCCATGGCGTTTCCCCGATCTTTCCGGTGTCGGGGCAACTTCGGGTAGTGCTTTTGCCGCTGTAATGACTGAAAACGCCCCCGAAATCAGCAACGAGCTGGTGTCAGAAGCACCTAAGCCGGTGCGTAAGAAAGCGGCGAAGGCGGCTCCTGCGGCTGAGGGTGGTGGGAAGCGCGACTGGCAGAAGGTGGTGCCTGAGATCCGGCGTTTGCGCGATGAAGGGCGCAATGTGCCTGAGATCGCGGAGGAGCTGGAGTTGCCCTACGTGCTCGTCAATCAGGTGATGCTCCAGAGCTACAAGATGACCGTCAACACCATTGAGCACTTTGAGCGGCACGAAGAGCGTCGCATTGCTGGGGAGTGAGGCATAAAAAAGCCCCCGCTTGTGGCGGGGGCCTGAGTGATTCGCAACTCAAGCGTAGGTGCCGCTGTCGTATGCCGTGTTGACGAGCATCCGCACCAGAGGCACGTTCTTGGCGTTCTGGTAAGCCAAGGCCCAAGAGCCGGTGGCGCCCAGGTTGCCGGTGGTTGCCAGGTTGCTGGGGTTGTCGCCGGCGGCGGCCCAGCGGGTGCCGTTGACGTGGTAACCGTAGTGGTAGTCCACGATCAGCAGATCCTGGAAGGACGGCTTGTTGCGGTCCGTCTCCAGACGCAGCTCCTGCTGCACACCTTCGGCAATAACGCCGGAGCCGAACAGGTACACGGGGTACTTGTTCAGGTGGGTGCTGGTGCCGCCGCTGATGACGCCCAGTTGGTCGTCAACAATGACGCGCAGGCCGGCGAAGGTGTTGTAACCGACGCCGCTCAAGCCGGAGGCAGCTGAGACGGTGGAACCGCTCACCTGCACCTGC